GGATGGTGCGGATTAATCCGCACCATCCTTCCCCCGCGCTGCACCACGCCGTGCCCGAAATGGCGCACCGAAGGAATCGCCGTCCCCGCCCCCAGCTCAATCACCAGTGGACGACGCACATGCGCCAACCACTCATCCAGCCTTGCCGCCTGCATTGCACTGCGCCGCTCGACCCAATCCCAATCGCCAAACATCAGGATATTCGGCCGCGCCAGCCCACCGCAATCGGGGCAGCGCGGCGGCTCATTACCCAGTCGGCAAGCGTCAGCATCGACATCCGGAACAAAATCGTCAGCCGCCCAGATCTTGCCGCCGCACGGCGCCAGGCACTGCAAGTGATGAATCGACCCATGGCACTCATAAATGGCGCGCGGATCAAAGCCCGCCTTCTGGAACTGCCCATCGACATTGCTGGTGAAGACAAAGCAGCCATGATCCATCGCCTCGCCCCAGGCCTTCAGTAGCGCGAAGCCTTCATGCGGCACGGTTGCGCGATACAGCGCCAGCCGGTGCCCATAGAAGCCCCAGGCCAAAGCAGGGTCCTCGTGGAAGCTGCGCGGAGAGGCAATGCTGGCGAACTCCATCCGGGCCCGGCCCAGGGCAGGGTAGGCATTCCAGAACCCTTCGTTGCCGCGAAAGTCCGGCAAACCGGAGTCCACGCCCATGCCGGCGCCGGCCGCGATTACCAGTCCGTCGGCTTGCGCAATGAGTTCGGCCGCACGCTCGGCCAGGTGTCGTTCGATCGTCATCCCTGGAGTTTGAAGCAACTTTGACAAAACCTCAAATTGCTCTGATATAATTCATGGCTCGAGTCGGGGCGTAGCGCAGCCTGGTAGCGTACCTGCATGGGGTGCAGGGGGTCGGAAGTTCGAATCTTCTCGCCCCGACCATTAGAATCAACCACTTACGAGTGGCACTGTATAGAAACGCAGCACTGTATATTATCGTCAGCGATAATATCCACGCTGCGTTTTTTCATTTCGGCCTACAGATCGAACGCGGCGGCATGCTCAGCCGGCGGTACGGATGGCGACCATTCGACGGTCGAGAAGTCGGGGAGGGTGACGCCCAGCTGCCGAGCGATGCGGCGCGCCAAGATGACGGCCTCGGCAAAGGCATCATGCGCTTTGGAGGACGCGGCCTTGTCCAGCTGCTGGATCGTAGACTGGAACGCGTCGAACCAGGCGCGGAGGAATTGCACCAGCTCGCAGAGCAGCACGATGTCGTTCGAAGTTGACGAATCGTGTGCTTCAAGTTGACCGTCTGTAGAGGCGGACGTAATATCCATCAGAGTTTCCTTGCTTTTAACAGGTTGGGAAATCAGCCCCGCAACGTGCCCTGAGAAAGTCGTTGCGGGGCTTTTCTTTTCGCGATTGGTCATCGCATGAAAATAGAATATCAACACCCTGTTGAGTTTCGCAACCATAGAAAAAGCGGCCGGCATATGGGAATTCTGTTTTTCTGAATTACGAATGCTGAACTCGCTTAAGTTTCTGATTGCAAAAGTAAATCTCGGATATTTCCGGGCGACGATACGTCGACAAAATGCAATTTGATCTGCAAGAAAACATATTTTGAACAGACAAATTCGCATTCTGTGATATACGGAGTTAGGTTTTGCAGAATTTCGCAATGTTGCTTTGCCGCTACATTACGGCGCAAAACCATGATCCTTGACGAATGCCTGGCAGGCGCGGCCGGTGGCCAGATCGGTTTCGACCGCCAGGATCAGCGCTTTAAGATCTCGGTCAACGTCTTCTCGAACCAGCCGGCCGGGTGAATCGGGCTCATCGCCGCCTCGGGGGCCCTCGGCATGGGCGGGGGCGGCAGCTCCACCACAGAGGGCGGCGCCGACGCGCAGGCGGCCAGCAGAAGCGAGCCGAGCATAGAGCTGAGCGATTTCATCATCTTTTCCTTTCTGGATTGCTGCATTGATGGCGGCCTGGCGCTTGGCCACGGCCTTGTTGGCGTCGACGCGCGCGAGCAGCGCGTCGGTGACGGCCTGGGCGCGGCCGGCGTTCTCGGCGTCCCATTTGGCCTGGACGTGGGAAGCTCCCTTCACCCATCCATAGCCCATCAGGGCCGCGCACAGCGCGCCCAGGAGCGCGATTCTGTAGGGGGCTGGTACCAGGGCAGTCAGGTTCATGCCAAAGTCCCCCCAGCGCTCGTATAGGCGTTGCGCAGGTCGGCCAGCTTGTTCTCGTGCTGGCCGTAGCCGGCGCCCGGTAGGCTGGCCCAGCGGCTACGGCACTTAGCCACCGCGGCTTCGAACTGGCCGGCCTCGACGTCGTTCAGCGCGCGGCATTCCTGGATCAGGTGCACCGCCCACTTGTCCTGCGACGCAGGGCCGAAGTCGGGCAGCTGCAGCTTGTCCTTGTAGAAGTGCCAGTAGCGGCCCATGAACTGGTACCGGCCGGCGGCGTCGCTGTTCATCGCGGCGTTGCGCCGCTGCGGGTGCGCGGCATAGCTGTTGAACAGGATGGGCTTCTCCGGCGTCGAGCCGACGCACACGTTGTAGCCGTTGTCGCTCTTGGCCAGCAGCGCCGGCCCGATCTCGCTCCAGGCGATCATGTCGAGAAAGGCTTTCAGGTTGGGGCTCATCCGAAGATCCTCCTGGTGCTGTCGCGGCGGCGGTCGAACAGGATGTACAGAGCGATACCCACCAGCACGCCGGTCCAGTAGGGGCTCGGAACTGGCTTATCGAACAGCGGGCCGAGCAGCACGCCCAGGGCGCCGGTGGTGAGCACGATCCAGGCGCAGCGCATGCCGTGGCGGGTGGCATGGCCCATCGCGTTGATAACGTGGAACAGGCCATGCAGGAGGATGATGGCGGCGGCCATCGTGTTGAGGAATGCCAGGGCGGTGCTCATGCGAGGCCCCCTTTCTTGCGGATCAGGTTGAAAATGGCCGGGATGGCGACTTGTGCGCACAGCCCGATCGCAGCTGCGGCCGCGATGCGGGCGTTGTCGCCGGTGCCGGCCAGCCAGGAGAAGTAGTTGACGGCCGCGACGCTCAGCACTGGGGCGAAGAAGCCTGCGGTCAGCGCCGATGCGATCACGGTGCCGGCGATGCGCGGAATGCTCATGGACGGCAGGTAGGAAAGCGAGACCAGGCCGCCGAAGAATCCGGCCAGCAAGGCGTCGTAGTGCACGCCCAGGATCGACCCGGAAAGCGTGATGGTGCCCGCGGCAATTGCGATGCCGGCGGTCGAGCTCGTAGGTTCAGCCATTGCGGCCCTGCCTTTCTTTGCGAAGTGAAAAAAAAGCCGCCGGTTGGCGGCTGTTGAGAGGGTGCTAAACTGGTCGGTACCACTACCACCGGAATAGCCATGAATGCCGACACCTTCTACGGGTTCGACCCGATCCAGCTGGGGGCAATGCTCGCCTTCGTCATCAATGCGTGGCTCTACGGCCGCAAGAAGTAGTCGCTATTCCTTCTGCATCGGCAAAGTGAACAAAAGCGACGGCGGAATCAGCGGTGCGGCGCCGCGCGGGGTGACCGGTGCCGGGCCAGGTGCACCGAGCAGCGCGCGCGGCGCGTTTAGGGCATTGCCGGCCTGCTGGCCGATCACGATGTTCTGCAGTGGATCGCCGATCGCGGCGCGGCCCAGCGGCAATTTCCCGAGCAATGCGGAGCCGGCCAGGCGCTCCAGCAGCCCACCCATTGCGCCTGCCGTGTTCGAATTGTTCACCGCGGCGCCGGCAGGTTGCACCTGCTCATAGCTGGCCACGCGGCCGATGGCCTCCATCTGGTTCACTTCCTCCGGCGAGAAGAACAGCCTCAGCTTGCGGTCTCCCACGGCATCGAGCGCTTTGTTGTAGGCCGACTGGCTGAAGTTCCCTACCTCGTCCGCTGCGCCGCCAAGGGCCTTGTTTTTGAGGTAGGCGGCAATCTGCTCCTTCACTGCCTGCATGGCATCGGCGTTGCCCTTGATCGAGTTCTTCAGCTGGGCCACCCCCATGGTGGAAGCACCGTTGCCGCTGCCGATGATGTACTGCTGCACGAACTTGTCCGGCTCGATGCCGTCGCGCACCGCCTGCAGCGCCGGCGTGCGCTCCACGATGCTCATCCAGCTTCGGTTCAGCGCCCGGGCCTTGTTGAAGGCGTCGATGGACTGCTGGCCGATGTTCTGACCAGGTTGCAGCGGCGTGTCCTCCAGCGCCTGGCGCACCAGACCGACCGCCTTGGCCGTGGAGCCGTCGCCGGCTCGGGATGCGTCGCGCGCCGCCTCGGCCAGGCGGGTCTTGAACTGCTCCGCCACGTCGACCGTGAACGGGATTTCGCCGGTGGCCGTCCCGTTCAGCAGCTGGCGCACATCGGTGGGCAGTTTGCCCTGCAGGAGCGCCTTCTTCAGCAGGTCGTCGGCCTGGCGTGTGAAAGCAGCCGGGTCGAGCATGGCGGCCCGGCCCTCGGTGTCCCGTGCATTCTGGTAGGCGCTGTCGATGATCGCCTTGGCGCGGTCATTGCGAGCCGACAGCGCGCCCATGATGCGCTGGGCGCCGCTGATCGGATCGCCGGCGGCCGCGGCGCCCAGGTCGTTCAGGCCTTGGGTCAGGGCGCGGTTGTTGGTATTCTGGACTTCGGCCAGCTGCTGGGCCGCTGGATCGCTGCTGTTTGCCCCCAGCTTGGCCAGGTTCTTCTGGCGTGTCACGTCGCCGGGGTTCAATGTCAGGCTGGCCCGAGTCGGCGTCAGCCCGGTCAGGCGGTAGTCTGCCAGGCGGCGCACGGCGTCCTCGGACAGGTTGCCGCCGGTCTGCAGGGCCTGGGCCACGTCGGCGCGGATACTTCGCGCCACGTCCGCCGGCAGATCACCCAGCTGCAGACCGCTGTCCTTGATCGCGTTGTTGATCGTGACGTCGATCTGCGGAGCGGCTACCTGACGCGGGGTGATGGCCTGGCGCACGGCCGCTGCCGCCCGCTGCGCGCCGTTCATGGCGAATGGCGTGGCGAGGCCTGCCGCCAGCGAGGCGGCCAGCTGCGACCCGGAATTGCCGCCCGTCTCACGGGTGTAGCTACCAGCGGCACCAGCAGCGGCGGCGGAAGCCAACTGGGTGCCAGGATTCGCTGCCATCTGCGCGCCGACCGCGCCGGCCAGCCCTGGGAGCTGCGCAAGTTTGGCGCCGGCGGCAATCGGAACCGCACCACCGGCCAGCAGTCGCGCTGCGTCGCCCACCACCCGCTCACCGGCCGTCTGCGGCTTCGGCAGCCGGACCAGATCGGCGAGGGCTCCTCCAGTGTCAGCGGTCGGCTTGTTCCCCAGCACCGGGGCCGTCAGCGTGCGCAACGGATTGCCGATCAGGGCATCGAATGCGCCGCCGATGCCTTCCAGTGCATAGCGACCTGTCAGCCCGAGCTGGCGCGGCGCGTCGGCAATGGCTTCGTTCAGCTGCTGGCCGAACGGCTTTGGCGGCTTCGGCGTCTCGGTCTTGGGAGCGGCTGCCATCTTGAAGCTACGTTGCGCGTAGGCCAGCACATCCTGCTCGCTAGCACCTTCAGGAGCGGTGACGTCGTAGCTCTTCCCATCCGGGGCGGTGATTCGATAGGTAGGCATCATTCCCCCACGCGTTGGATCGACCAGCCGCCCGCTGCCGGCGCCGTCATGCGCGCCTTCCCGGCGTTGGTGTTCAGGCCTTGGATGGCCAGCTGGCGATTGCGTGCCTTCTGCGCAATCACGGCCTGGGAATCACCTGGCTGCGGGAAGTACTGCTTGCGCGCGTTGTCGAATTCCTGCGCCCCGATTGCAGCGCCGGACTCCTGGCGCAGGATGGCGTTGACGAAATCGCGTTGCGCCTGCTCTGCCTGCTGGTCAGCGTCCGTCAGCCCGAAGTTCGTCGCCGCGCCGAGCGCGCCCCCGATCAATGGGGTTTGCTGCACTGCCAGCTTGGAGTTGATCGCAGCCGGACGGTATTGCCCCTGCAGGCTGTTCAGGATTTTGTCCGCTTCCTCCGCACGCAGGCCGAACGCCGCGGACTTGCCCTGGAATTCCGTGGGAGCCTTTTCCGCCAGGGCGCGCTGCGCACGATCGAGCCCGGCGGTCTGGAAAGTCATGTCCTGGCCGCGCCGCGCGGTGGCCGCCGAGAGCAGGGCATCCGGCGTTGCGGTGCGTGCCAGCGACCGTACTGGTGCGCCGGTGAACGAATTTACGAGGTCAGTGCGGCCACCGCTGTTCACTTCCATGAGCTTCTCTGCCACCTCCATCGGGACCGGCTTGCCCACGCTGCCATCTTCAAAGTACGGCGCCAGCAGCACGCGGCCATCCTGCTGCACTTTCTCCCAGCCCTTGACCTTCGGCTGGAATTTCAGTGCCGACGCCTCGGCTGCATCAGCCTCTGGGACGAAGCCTGCGGCGCGCAGGCGCTCGGCTTGCGCCAGGCGCCGCGAGTAGAGGCCAGAGCTGCCGCCACCCGATTGCTGCTGCGCCGCCAGCTTTTCCGCATTCTCCACGGTCGGCGCCATGCTTGGCATCGTCGGCGAAGCGGCCGAGTCGCCCATGTAGAACTGCTGCAGCCGGGCTGCGCGATCACGCAGCGCTTGCTGGTTGGCCAGGTCGGATTCCGCATCCTTCACCTTGAATCCAAGCAGACGGGATTGCAGCGCCTGCTGCTCGCGCAGGTACCGGCGCTGCTCCGAATCGTTCACGCCCTGCTGGAAGCCCTGCAGGCCAGCTCCGAGAGCCTGGCCGAAGCCGACGGGCGTGCGCGAAGGGCCGCCGGCCTGCAGCAGCGCGGCGGCCATGCCCAGCAGGCCCTGGCTCTGGTCTGGGGAAAGATTGCTCAGTTGGTCGAGAAGTCCCATGGTTTAACCCTGATAGCCTAAGTAATTGAATGCGCTAGCAATTCCGTTTCCGCTATTCGCAGGTGCGGTTGTGCCGCTGCCGAACAGATTTTTGAATTGGTTATAAAGGCTCAGGCCTGCGCCGGCGCCGCCCAGCACGTTCGCAGCCGTGTTCTGGTACAGCGGCTCCGTGGTCGTCCTTGACGAATTGGCGGTGATGAACGGCGACAGCAGGCCGGCCACCTGGCCAGCGCGAGTGATGCCGTAGTTGTCCGACGCGTTGCCGAAGGCGCCAAGCTGCGAAAGCAGGCTTTGCAGCGAGCCGGCGCCTGCGATGCCGGCGGCATTGTTCTGCGCGTTCGTTTGCAGCTGCGCACCCTGGTTGGCCAGGCCAAACTGATTCAGCGCGTCGCGGTTGGACAGGGTGAAAGTGTTGCCGGCGTTCTGGTTGGCCAGCTGCGCGCGGAGGTCGGTGTCCGCGTTGCCCAGGTTGGCCTGCTGCCGGAACGCTGCGTTCTGGCCGGCCACGCCGTACTGCTGGCCCGACAGGTTGGTCAGCGCAGAGAGCGCACGATTCTGCCCGGCGTCGAACTGCCCGGCCTGGGCGCCGATCATGTTGGCGCTGTTGGCCAGGCCCAGCTTGCCCGCCGCGTCGGTCGCCTGGCGGGTGAAGTCAGACAGCGCGTTGCCCTCGGCGATACCCTGGCGGGAGCCGCCATACTGGCCGGCGCCGATGGCGCTGTCGCGCAGGCCTGGCAGAATCCGGCGCTGCAGGGTATCGGTCAGGTCACCCAGGTTGGTGCGGAAGTTCGCATTCGCCAGGTCGGCGCCGGCCTGCAAGGATTTCGTCAGGTACGGGTTTTCCGCCGCGCCCATGCCGCCTGCCAGGAAGTTCTGGAACGCCCCGGTCAGGTCGATGTTGTTCTGGCCCGGCGCCGTGATCTGGGCTGCCTGCGCCTTGGGCGTCGTCACCCACATGGGATTGCTGGCCGTGACCGCCGTGGCCACCGGCGCCTGGTTGCCGCGCATCAGGTTCAGGCTGTTCTGGCGGATAGCGTCCAGATCGGAGCCGGCAGAGCCATTCAGCAGGTACTGGCGCGCGAGATTGCCGAGCGCTGAACTAGTCACGCCTTCCGGCTGGTTCAGGAAGCCTTGGAACTGGCCAAGCAGGCCGTTATTGCTATCCCCGAACAGCATCGATGCGATGCGCGGGTCCAGTTGCTCTTGCTGCGTCGATTGCTGGCCTTTCCCCGCATTCCTGCTCGACAGATAGCTGCCCGCTGCGCCAATGGCGGCGCCCCCAATTGCTCCCCAGCTCATAGCATCAACTCCTTCACGTTCTGCAATTCAATTTGCGGCACTTCGCTGTAGTCCTTGGCGATCACTTCATCCTCGATGCGGGACAGGTCGGTTTCGCTGGTCAGGTGTACCGTGGCCCACACCGTTTCCTCCAGCGCCAGTACTAGCCGCTTGGCACCCGGCCGAGAGACGAACGAAAACGGCGCTTGCATGACCATCAGGCCGTCCTCCGTCAGCACCGCCACGCGGCCCTGCATCAGGAAATTCAAGTGCGCGTGCTTGTGGATCTTGCCGATCACCCAGTGATCTTTTGGCACGGTGATCTGGCGTCCATAGGCACCAGGTGCGAACAGGTGTTTCAGCGGCATTCCTTCCTGCACATCGAACGCCGGCGAATTCCCGGATTCCTGCTCCGCTCGCATGTGCTGCTCCAGCCCGCAAATCAGGGCGCGGACCTGCTCGGGCGGCACGGCGCAGGGGATGCGCTCGCCGTTGGCAGTTTCGGCCGGCAGATTGGCGGCGAAGTGCCGCAGCCACGCGCACATCTTTTGTGCTTCATCCAGCACGGGATGCGCCAGCGCGCCGCTGTATTTGAGCTTGATGTTCATCATCCGACCAGCACCCATGCGCCGGCCAGCGTGCGCCGGTAAAGCCCCTCGCCGCCGCCCGGGTTCCAGCTGGTCCCATCGGCGAGCCGGAGCATGCCCGGGCCGAGCCTTGTCGGCGCCTTGTATGTAACTTCCATCTGCCCGTCGGCCAGCAGGCCAATCGACGCCGAAATCTTGTTGAATTCCTCGGACAGGTAGCGTGGCAGGTCTTTCGGATCGGTCGGAACCGGTCCGGGCGCGTACTTTGGGCTGTTGCGGTTGATAACGGTCATGGGTATTCCCCTGCAAGGACGATATCGAGGTCGAAGGAATCGATCCTCGCGGTGTAGGCCGTGCCGCTCTCCAGGCGCACGGCGATGTAGCGCCCCGACACAAAGCAGTCGTTGTGCACGGTCTGGCCGATGGTATGGGTCATGGTCGTGTAGACGGGGTCTTCATACGGATCGTTCTGGGATCCGATCTTGACCAGCACCGTACTGCCGACGTTGCCGGTGATGCGCGGCCGCACGCCGCGCACCAGCTTGATCTTGTCCGCTTCGCCGAAGTCGAGCCCGACGCGCTCCAGGTAGCAGGATGGCTTGACGCCATCGAACGTGGCTGCCGAGTCCAGCAGGTAGAGCTTCGTTTGGTTCGGCGCCATCAGCACGCGGGCGGTGTTCGGCGTCGACCCCGGGCCGTTCCAGGCGGACAGGTCGGAGTCCCAGCTGTCCGAATCGGAATCCCAGCTGTCGGCCAGGCTGTCGTCCACCGCGCCGTAGTTGGCATGGTGCAGCGCCGGGATCTCGCGGTAGGACACCGTGTTATCGCGGTAGTTCCAGACCAGCGCCTTGTTCGGGATGCTGTTGTTGATGCTGGCGTAGCAGACGAAGACCTCGTTGCGGTACGGATTCTTGAACACGAAAGCGCGGTCCTTGGCGGCCGCATCGAAGTCATCGAACAGCGCGCGGCGCGCCTCCTTGTCCAGCACCGAGCGCGCAGTCTCGCCGTCGTGCACGATCACGTCCGACGAGGTCAGGACGAAGTGGAAGCCGTCAACCTCCACGATGCAGTTGCGGTTCAGGGCGCCGCTGATGCCCAGCACCTTCTGGAACGACATCACGTTCTGGCCGCCGATGAACGACATGCGCCAGACACTGGCCTCCTTGTAGATCATGAAGTAGTCGCGCAGCTGCAGACCGTCCTGCACGGGGTCGCCGCCCTCGGCCAGGTCATTCTCGCCGGCCATCCGCGTCGCGTCGGCGGGGTCCCAGCTGGCCGGCACGGCGCCAGGCGCTGCCACATCGGACCACTTCACCATGAACGGCTTGTTCACGCCAGCGGCGGTCACGTTCAGCGCCACCAGGAAGCCCTTGTAGGTGCGTAGGGACTTGCAGAACGTATTCGCCGGCCAGGCGGTCAGGGTCGTCATGCGGTTGGCCGGGTTCAGATCCCACATCTGCGGCGGGTCGACGGTGTTGCCGGCATTGAAAATCGGGATGCCGGACAGGCTGGTGCTGGTCCAGGCATTCGGCGTGCCGGTGTAGTTCACGTCCACGCCGGCGCTCTGGCGCGTCAGGTTGGTGTGCACCGCCGCGCCGCCGCTGACGGTGACAGCGTAGATTTTCTGGGCACCCGCGTAGAGCCAATAGCGGGCCGCTCCGACGTTTATGGGCAGCAGGTGGTACGGAATCACCGGTGGCGCGCCATAAACCGCGCCATGGCCGTAAAACCAGTGCGCATAGCCATCCAGGAAGCGCACGTTGTTCGCGTCCGTCCAGGCATTGATCGGCAACTCGTGCTTCGACAGGTCTTTGACCACGCCCACGGCGCCGCAGTTCGGGAACTTCACATATGGCATTGCCGTTCCTCCGGCGGCAGCTGCAGCCGCTTCCGCTCCGATTCATAGCTGGACTGGCAGTGGTTGGTGTCCCAGAAGAACAGGCGGTCGATCAGCGGCTGCAACCAGGTGAACGGCTTCGCCTGGCGCATCCGCCACGACCGCGCCGACAGCGTTTCATCCGCCCAGATGCCGCCAGGCAGGAAGAACAGCGTCACGTTGAACAGCTGGTCGACCGCGATCAGGAACTGCTTCATGCCGGCCAGCCGGTGGTGATGTCATATGCGGCCAGGCCGGCCAGGGTGTTCAGCGCCTCGATGGCTGCATGGTGGGTGCACTCGGCGGTGAAGAGCGCCTGCACATGGTCACCTACTGCGCCGGCCAGAGCCAGAATCTCGGCAGCGGTTCTCGTGACCCACACGCCGGTGTCCGTCTTCCACTGGATGGTTGCGTCGGGGCGCAGGTCGACATAGGCCTTCGCGCCGGTGATGCGCGACTGGTCGTGCAGGGTGGTTGCGATGTGCGCGCCGTTGACCACGATGCCCTGCGTCTCCTTCTCGTAGCGCAGCGCAGTGACCGCGCCCTTCTTTTCGTCCTTCACGGCAGCGAGCAGCTCGGGATTGTTGGAACTGTCGTCCACCAGCGTATAGTCGCCAGGCATTGCCGCGATGCGGTTGCCATTGGCCAGCGTCCACAGGTGGGTGGTGTTGTCGTAGGAAGGCGGGGTGGTGCCGCAGGCGACGTAATTGCCCACGGCGGCAGGGATGAGGTAGTAGTTCATTTAGCTGAGTCCTTGGAAGGTTGCTGTGGTGCCGAGAATCGAGCCTTTTTGGCCCGGAATCGCGTTCGCCCGGGCGTCGAAGGTGGTGTTCCAGGTGGTGATGCGGGTCGGGTTGAAGTAGCCGCCGATCTGCACGTTGAAGTTGTCGCCGCGCTGGAACGCCGCTGTGGTGGCGCAGCCTTCCGGCGAGCGGTTGCCGATGGCATGGGTCAGGCGGACCGAGTCGCCCGAGGTAACCTGGTAGAAGCCCAGCATCGGCTGCCGGTCGTTGCTCGACACCGAGAAGTCCAGAATGTCGTTGAAGCCGAGGCCGGCGGACAGATCATCGTCAATCGTGCCGGTAGCGTCCGAAGTGATGACATTGCAGGCGGTATCGATCAGGTAGCGGAAGGTCGGGTTGCCCTGCACCACGGCCAGATACCCGTTGTCGATCACCGCCGGAGCCATCATCGCCGCGCCTGCGTTGGTCGAGAGTGCAGAGGTAACCGTCAGGCCATCCGACGACACATGGAAGATGCGCGCCGGGGTGCCGGTGCGGTTGTAGCCGAAGGTCCCATTGGCGCTGTCGGTGAAGCCATTCGGGCCGGAGAATGGCGCCGTGGCCGTCCACAAGACCGCGCCGGCATTCGTCACCATGCGCATCGTTGTTGCATTGTCAGTGGTCATGCAACGGCCATCGCGCAAGCCATACAGTTGATTATGGTTGAGATTGGTGCCAACCGTGACCGTCGCCTGCAAAACGCCAGCGTTATTGAAAGTTCGCATCTCCATGTTCAAGGTGGCGGTGTTCTTGCTGAACACATTGAAGCCACCAGCCGCAATGGGCGTCAGGCGCGCAACCGGGTTGGCATCGCTGGCATGGGTCAGCACCGTGATTGTGGTCACTGCGCCGGTCGAAGCATTGAACAGGCTAACCTGGGTGTTGGAATTTCGGACCGCACGCATCACCGCCACCGAACCATCCGATAGACGGCACATGCAGATGGAATTTGCATTGCCGAAGTTCACCGAGGTCAGCGTGGCGCCAGCAGCGGTGTAAGACTGCGCCCAGACGTTCCCTGGGCCGGCCAGCGAGCCATACAGCACGACGAATTTGCCATCCGTCCCGAGCGGGACAATAGATTGCACCGGGTCGCTCACCGGCGCGCTCGGGAGATTGGTTTCCGCGATGGTCTGCGCGCCGCTGGAGTTGATCTGTACCCATTTGGGCACGGCGCCGCTCACCGTGTAGCCGATGACGATATTGCCGGTCGGGAGCTGGCAAATCCGGTGCGCGGAGCTCGATGCATTCGCGGCGAAGGCCCACAGCTGCGTCGACAGCGCGGTGGCGCCGGTCAGGTTCAGCGGGCGCGTCTGATCGACTGCCGGCGGTGCGGCCCAGTACATGCGGCCGTCGATCGCCTGGCTCACAGCGTCCCCGATCTGGATCGGCTCGCCGGCGATCAGGGTGGTCCATGGGGCGTTTTCGAACACCTGGCCGGCCAGCGCGGCGATCGCGTCGTCCACCATGTCCTGCAGCGTTGCCGTCATATTGTTGATCTGGTCCTGCACATTGCTGGTCAGCGTGTTGATGTAGCTGATCTGCAGGTAGCCGGTGGACCCGATCTGCGTCAGGGTCGGCAGGTTCGTCTGGCCGTTGAAGGTGTTGGTACCGGACCAGACGTTCGTGCCCGTCAGCGAGGCCTTGTCGTTCAGCTGGGTCTGGATATTGCTGGTGGCGCCCGACAGGAAGTTGATGACGCCCTGGCCGACCGTGACGGCGCCGGTCAGCGCGGGCCAGGTGTTTTGCATCACCGATTTCAGCAGCCGGATATGGTCGTCGCCCTGGCTCTTGGGGTCGGATCCGGGCGGGTTGGCCGGCACCAGCTGGTTGACGTAGATTGCGGTTTCCAGTGCCATTATTGGACCCTCGTGATGGTGTAGCGGTGTTTATCGGGACCCGTGATCTGCTCGGGCGCCAGCGGGATGTTGTCGATCACGAATTGCACCTTGCCGCCCGTCTCGTTGGCATAGGCCAAAGCGCGGTTGAATTCCGCGCGCGCGTCAGGAATCCAGCGTGCGGGGAGGTCATGCACGTCGCCGACCTGCATGGTTTCGAAGGCGATCATGGCTACACCAGCAGGTCAGTGCGGACCGTCATCGCGCCGGGAGCGTTCCAGTCGACACGGTTGACGCCATCCATGGCGGTGAGGAAGTCGGCGTCGAACTGCGCCCGCATTTCCATGTCCTTGCAGAACTTGGCTGCCTCGACCAGCGCGCCCCACAGGTACACATTCGGCCACTTCGCCAGCAGCGTGTTGGTGGTCGAGGAGGCGCTGAGCGGAGCGAATTCGGACGACAGGGTAGCCATGATGGTGTACACCGCGTCCGGGGTCGGCCCCAGGTAAAGTAGGTCGCCGATGATGGTGTAGCAGCGCGGCGCGCCGGCCACGCCCATCCCGAAATTCTGGTTGAAGACATCCGGCGCCATATAGTCCAAGCGCGGGTTGACGGTCGGGATGGACAGCGATTTGACATGGAGCAGGTCGCTCGGCAGGCTCATGTATTCCACGCCGGCCGTGGTGTCGATCGCTACGACTGCCTTTTGCAGGCGCGAGTCAAGCAGGGCGCGAATGCGGTTTTCGGCCAGGGTGATGAAGTCGGGAACATCGCCCGTCAGGTTCGATCGGTGCATCCAGTTCGCGACGGCGGCCTGCAGCTCCGTGTAGTTGGTCAGGGCCATCAAATTCTCCCCGGCCAGATGCGGAACATCGAGTTGTCCGGATTGTTCACCACGCGCCGGATATGGTCCGGGTTACACATGAACTCGCGGAGATCGATGTTCTGCTCGTTGCAATACTTCTCGATGATAACCAGCGGCAGGCTGGCCGCATGGCGCATTTCTGTGCTGCCGTGGAAGCCCTCTTTGTGCAGTGCCTGGGCATGCTCCACGATCGGCGTGCAGTCCTGGATGCGTTCGAAGGTGGTCGTCTCGCCATGCACATGGATGCGGGTATGCACCGCATCCCTGGCGCGCTTCGCCAAGCGGGCTTGCAATACCGGATTCACAGCAGTATCTCCTGGCCTGGGCGCGCAGTGAAGGTGGGCGTGCCGACGTTGTTTTCGGTGCGCAGCTTGATGTATCGGCCCGCCGGCACCACCCCGGTAAGCGTGCCTGTCACGTTTTGCGACAGGGCGAGCCCAACGGTCAGCGTGCCGGTATTGCCGTTGACGAAGCGGCTGATCTCCTGCGCGCCGGCAGTGCAATCGACGTCGGAGAACGTCTCCAGGTACACGGTGCCCTGCTGGCCCGCCGTCAGGGTGATGGAAGTTGCAATGTCCACGCCATACGTGACCAGCGCATCCCTGCTCGCTGAAGCCTGGAAGCAGGTGTTCAGGCTGCGGGTGGTGTAATTGAAGCTGCGCGCCGGGATGCCCAGGATCGCCCGTGCCGCGGCCGCATCGGCTGCCGTCATCAGGGCTTGGCCAGTGCTGGTACTGTCGCTGACCTGGTTGGCCGGGTGCGTGTGTGCGCTCGGGGCGAAGGTGGCGGGAACATTGGTCAGGCCGTTGAAGTCGGTGGTCCCAGCGGCGCCGGCCGGCCCCTGGATGCCTTGAATACCCTGCTCACCCTGGATGCCCTGAATGCCTTGGATGCCTTGGGGCCCTTGCAAGCCTGGCTCGCCTGGCGCACCCTGCGGCCCGGTCGTCACCGGTACATTGATGATGCCCGACGCCACCGTGAACGAGGCGCCCAGCTTCAGGCAAGTCGGCACGGAACCTGCGGCGGTGGATGGCAGCGAAACCAGGCAGTCCATCGAAGTGTCGGGCGCGATGAAGCGGCTGACGTAGGCGGTGTTGGATGAATTGCGCTGATCGACGCGCAGGGCATATGGGGATTGCGCCAGCGCGAGGCAGGACAGTCCGGCCAACAGCACGGCGGCAAAGATCTTCTTCATTGGTGTCTCCTTAGCAGTCTTCCAGCGGCGTGCAATTCACGGTGCCGGCGGCGGTGTCCTGGATGGCTGCCCAATGGGTCAGGCCTTGGGGACGATCGAGGATCAATTCGGCACCTGGAACCAGCATCAGGTCGGTGGCGACGGCGGTCACGCCGGAAGTACCCAGGCGGATATGTGCGGCGGCGGTGCAGGCAAAGCGGTAGTAGCGCGCAATTTCGCCGCTCGATGCCGGGGGCAGTGCCGCATTCGCGGATGCTGCCCCGGTCGTGATGTTGTTGCCGGTCGCGGTGACCGTCATGCTGTTGCGGTTTCGGTACATGGTTGCTCCCTGCGGTATGCAAAAAAAAACGGCCCCGTAGGGCCGCTTTCCTGAGCTGGTGGTGATCAGGTCAGGTAGTAGTGGATGTAGACAGAGCCGACCAGGCCAACAGTGGATGCCGAACCGGTGCCAGTGATGAACTGGCTGGTCGTCATCTTTTGCACGGACTTGCCGTTGGTGCCCTTGTCATCGATGTTGTTGACAACCTTTTCGGTACCGCCCAGGGCGTAGGTGTCGATCAGGTTGGCACTCGATGTCGTGCCATTGGCGGCCACGCCGAAATTGCCGTTCGCAGCACCCGTCGATTTCGTGGTGATGTCGATTTCCAGCCGGTCGACGACGATTGGGACGTTTTCAGGGTTCTGCCAGGCGAAGAGGGCGCCGCCGGTGGTTGCCGCCACGCCGAGCAGAGCGACCTTGGCGATTTTCAAGCCACGGTAAGCGCCGCCGAAGCGGTGAACCTCGGAAGCGCTGGCATCGTCCACGAAGGCCACGCCGCCATCGGCGCGCTGGACTGCATTGGTTCCCATAATTTGCTCCTATGAAAAAACGGGGCCGAAACCCCGTGCAGGTTGATTACAGGATGTCCACGATGGCGCCGTTGGCCTTCGGATTGCAGGCCTCCAGGCAGTATTCGGCCAGGAGCTGCTTGCGGATACTGTCGCCGGTCTTCGCCAGGTCGAATTGCTGCATGGCGCGATAGTAGGCCACGGCCCATTTATCCATTTCGAGCAGGAAGACGTCGCGTGCGCGCTGGAAGCGGTTCGGAACAGCTTTCAGGGTGCCGAAGTCGCTGATGTAGACGTCCACGGCTGCGGTGACCTTCTTGTCTTCGGCTTCGTCCATGCGGGTCGCATTGCCGGTGAAGGTGGAGAAGGTTTGTTTGGCCAGCGGGCCCATCATGATCACGTTCGGATTGCCGCCAGAGGTGTAGCATTTCTGCGCTACGTCCTTCAGCAGGGCCTCGGTGAAGGCGCGCTGCGTGCCATCGGTCTGCGCGACGTTGGTGGTGTAGTTCGGGGCCACGTAGCCGGTGCCACCGTTCACGTTGGCGGAATCGACCCAGCCGACCAGGCCGCGGCTGCGGCGCGGAGAGGTGGCCAGAACATTGTTCTGGGTCAGGCCGACTTCCATGTCGCGCTTCAGCTCGAGGGACTTCAGCGACATCTGGTAGGCCATTTCGGAGGAACGGCCGGCGGACACGGCTGCTTCTTGCGAGCCCGATACCGAGACGGTCTTGGTGGAGATTTGCGTCCGGTTGTTCAGGCGCACGGTTGGGGTGACGGCGTTCGCGGTTGCGTCGTCGCCTTCGGCCGCCTCGTTGTTCGCGGCGGTCGCCAGGTCCTGGGTTTGCCATTCGTGCAGGGTGTTGGTGGCCTTGCCACGACGCGCCATGGACAGCAGCGGGGTTTCTGTCGGGCTGATGCGGTAGATGATGTCCGACAGGTCTTCGCGGTTGCCGACGGTCGCAGTCGTCAGCTGGGTATTGGTTGGTGCAGTCATTACTTGCTCCTATCGCCTCGCGGCGTAAAAGGGGGTTTCGGTTCAGGTGAAGGCTGAGAACAGGGCTGCGGCATCGCGCACGCTGCCGGTCTGCGCCAGGCGCTTCATTGCTTGGGTGCGTCCGTCGGTCGGGTTCACCGGCGTGACGCCGGGACGCTCGACCTTCGGTGGCACCTTTGCGACCTTTTTGCCGGCCTCGGCGGCGCGCTTCATCAGGTCGCGGTATTTCATCGCGTCGTTGGCCAGGAGAATTACGCGGGCATCGAGGACCACGCGTCCATCCTCGGGCTTGAAGCCGCGCTCTTCCATGAACCCTTCGATTGCATTCCAGCTTGCCTTCTGCTTTACCGGGTCTTTCCATTCCGGAAGCTTGTCGATAAGGGTCTGGAACTGCGCTTTCAGGAAGTCCTGGTCGGCGCGCTGGCGCTCCTGCTGCTGTTCGGCGCCGATGCGTTGCAGCTCCTGCTGTGCTGCGCTCAGGTTCGCTTGTCGCTCATGGAGGATGCGTTGCTGAGACAGGTATTCAACAGGATCCGTGTCCAGAAGCTCCTGGGTCAGGATCTTCTGCGAATCGGCAATGATTGCTTCCTGGGTCAGCGCGAACGCATGCAGCTTCTGCTGGTAGCTGTCCCGTTCGGCGCGGGCCTTCTGGATCTCGGCGTCGGCAGTCTTACGCTGCTCTGCCGCTTCCATGGTCTTGCGGGTGTAATCCTGCTGGCGCAGGCCACCCTTGTGAAGCTCCGCCAGCTCGGCCTTGGTCAGCGTCACGTCCTTGCCGTCGACCTGGAAGGTCACGGTGTCGGTGGTGCCGTCTTGGCCCTGCTGGTCCTGCTGTTCGCCGTCGGTGCCTTCCGCGTTGTTCTGGTTGGCGCCGGCTGCCTCTTCGGCTGCCAGGCGCTCCGCTGCGGATTCTTCCGACTCCTCGCTTTCGCTCTCAGCTTGGGCTTCACCGCCAAGGAAAGAGGAAAACAGGTTTGCACCTGTGCCCGGGTCCAATGGGCCAGCACCACCGGTTGCGGCGCCTTCGCCGGCCTGCTCGCGATAGATGCCACCACGGATGAAGAGCTTTTTCAGTTGCCTGCTGATGTTCATGATTGCCTTTCTCGGGTTCCCTCACGGGATTGTCCGCACTGCTGCTGGTTAAACTTCGATGATTTCGCCGGTGGTCAGCTGGTAGCGGGGCTTGCCGGTGTTGACTTCGATGCCCGAGCCGTTACGGGCGTGGACCACAGGGTCCTGCCGGTCGGGGTGCCACATGCGGACGACCTGGCGGGATTCGTTGCGCACAATCTCGATCAGCGCTTCCAGGCTCACCAGCCCATCGCCTCCCTGGCGCGCTCCAGCAGGGTCTGCTGGTGCTTCAGTTCCTCCTTCGCCAGTTGCCCCGACTCCAGGCTGCGCTGCAGCGTCATCTTGAGCTTGTCCGCCAGCTTCAGCAGCTGGAACAGCTTCTCCCGGCCCTCCTGATCCCTTGCTGGACTTTCTTGCCATGATTGAATGATCTCCTTTCGCACGTCTTCGAAAGCTTGATGGAACGCGGGGTTCTCAAGCACCTGTCGCGCCTGGTCGGCGTCGTAAATCCGTTTATCGAGGTCGCTCACGTTGCGGCTCCGCGGTTGGCCGCATCTTCAGCGGCGGTAAGGGTTGGATCGCCCTGCTGGCCGGCGCTGATCTGGGCGGCGACGATCTTGCCCTGCTCGCTGATGTCGGCCTTGTAGCGCTCGACCTCGGCCTGCAGCTGGGCCTGATACTCGGCACTGGCGATCTTCTGTCGCTCCAGTTCGATGCGGGCCATTTCCTGCTGGTGAGCATATTCGGCCTGCTGCGCGTCGAGCTGCGCCTGGCGCTGCGCGCGCAGCTCCTGCTGCTCGGCTTCCAGCTGCTGCCGGTTCTGGTCGACGCGCATTTGCGCCTCGGCCTTGATTTGCGCCTCGGCCAGCTGCGCCTGGCGGTCGAGCTCGGCATTCTGCTGCTTGAACTGCAGCTCCTGCGCGAACCGCTGCTGATCGAACTGCAGCTTTGCCAGGTTCGGGTCAGGCGCCGGCGGCCGTGGCGGCATGCTTTCCGGGTCGGTGAAGAACTTGCTGGCGTCCTTGAAGCCCAGCGCCTCGGCCAGCTTCACGTCCGCGTTGTAGACGTTCTGTGGGGTCGTGATACCGAGCGGCAGGCCTTCCATCTGCTTCTGGCTCATGACAGCCAGGTGGCTGATCAGCTGGTCCTTGTTGCCGGTCCCCAGCCCCACGTTGATCGACAGCTGGAACTGGTTTGTCCAGGCGCGCGGATCGATGTTGACCCATTTGCCGTTGAGCTTGATCTGCTCGGCCTTCTTCTGATACTGCGTGACCAGCTTCAGGATCTTGTTGCCCAGGTCGGTGAAGCCGCCCTCGGCCATGGTGCGGCTGATCAGCTCCACGCGCGAATCGGCGCGGTTGGTCACGATATTGGCCTGAGTAGCGGTCTGCTGCAGCTGCATGCCATTGCCGCCCATGCTCTGGCGCGACCAGCCGGTAGACTCCTCGGCAGCCTGCTCGTACCATTCCAGCATCTGGAGGGTGGTACCGATGTCCCCGACACCCTGATCCAGCCTGCCCACGGCACCAGGGTTTTTCACGCGCACCACACCGCCAGGGCGCGAATTGAGCAGGTCATCCAGGTTCACCTGGCCCTCCTGCGCGAAGTAGCGGCCATTCACCTGCAGGTAGACGTTGTCCAGGGCCGCCCGCATCAGACTTGTGCGCACGCGCTGCGCCTCGATGGCCAGGTCAGCCGGGCAGGTGCCGTAGAATTGGTGCGGCAGCGGGACGGAATCCAGCGCCACGAACGGATGGCCGTCGCATTCCTCGTTGGAGAAGACATGCTTGCCGGCCTTCAGGACCTTGCGCCACTCAGGGATGCCGTCGCCGTCCCAATCCACCTGCTGGTAGGACTCCAGAAGCCAGATTTCGCGCTGGGACGGGTCGTTGCCATCCGTGTAGGACTCCTGGTTGTACAGGTCGTTCGGGAACTGGTCGGCGTCGATGCGGTCAGCGTTGAATTCGCTGGTGTCGTCGCCGCTCGCCAGGTCGTCGGGAACGTCGTACCCCTGCGATTTCAGGTAGCCGACCGTGCGCTTGAAGCGATGGCCGCACCATGGTGTCTGGTTCAGGTTACTGCCGCACTTCTTGCTGTTCAGGAATTCCCACGGCGGGACGTTCTCGATGCACAGGCGGCCGCCGTCCTTCACGCGCTTGCACACGACGTCATAAAGCATTGGGACGGGCTGCTGCAGGAGCTGCGCCAGCTGGGCCTGCAGCTGCTGCACAGCCTGCGCGGCCTGCGGATTTTGCGCCGCGGCAGCCTGGGCTTGCATCAGCTGCGCCGTCAGCTGTTCGGTGGCCTGCTGGAGCTGTTCGGCGGCGTCTTCGTCCGGATAGGCCTTCTGGCCGATCAGTTCGATCTCTGGGTCTTCCAGCAGCATTGCCAGTTGCACTTCGGTCTGGCCCCGATATTCCTCCTTCGATTCGATAGCGGAATCGTCCCACCAGACCTTCAGGATGCCCTTTTTGACCTGCAGGGCGTCGCGGATCCAGGTGGTGCCGATCTGGTAGCCCGGGTTCTTCTTACGGAGGATGTAGTTGACGTAATCGGACACCAGCGGGGCCTGCTCGGCATCCTCGGGCTTCGTTTCCTCGAACTGGAACACGTTCTCGGTGCCGAAGAAGGTTTTGATCAGCGGCGCTTCCATGCCCAGCACGGTGTCGCGCACGGTGGTGTCGACCACTCGCGAGCGGCCATCGATGGCTGGCGGCGCCAGGTCGCCGATCGGGCGCGCGAAGAAGTAGTTTTCGTTGCGCGCGCGTTCGGCCTCGAGCTGGCCATCGCCATATCCGTAGGCTTGCTCGGCCTCGCGGTCGATCAGCGCTACCAACTCGTCTTGGGTCATTTTCTGTGTCATGGGCTTTTCACTGGCCTGCGGGGCGTCTCACGACGATGCCTCGATAACAATTCGGTTTAAGCGTTGTGCATCTGCGGGTAGTTCAGCGAGCTGCCCCAGGTGCTGCTGGGCGGCTCATAGGCCACGGCCATCAGGCCGAATGCGTCGGCGCCATGGCTGGACCAGTCGTGATCGGGGCCCAGGCCGATGCCGCGCGCCTCGTCTCGTTTCTCGTGGTACCAGCCCAGCGCCTCGCGGCCCGGCTCGGTGGTGTCCTTGTTGAACCAGATCGCGGGGAACAGCCGGCGCGCCGCTTCGATGCGCGCTGCTGCCGCCCCTTTGCCCTGGTTCGGCACGACGGTCACGGAGTAGCCGGCTGCCTGCAGCGCCGATTCGTATGACACGTCGTACACCTTGTCTTGCGTGCTGCCGTCGTGCGGCAGCCAGATCTGCGCCTTCTTCGGGTCGTAGCCGCGCTCGCGCATCCATGCAACATGCGCCGCAAGCGGCTGGCCGACGGCCTCGTAGTAGTCGATGACGCGCACTTCACGCCCGACGAACTGCGCCGCCCACATGGCGAATGCATCCGCCTTGGCGCCGGTGCCGCCGATGTCGCAAAACAGGCGGATCGTCATCAGCGGGTCGACCGGCACGCGGGTAATGCGGCCCTCGGCCTTGGCCTGGGTCAGGCTGCGCGCGTAGTAGGCGCCCTCCATCAGGGTGACGTAGCCGCCTTCCCAGATGTGGTCGTACTGGTCCGGCTGCATGCGCAGGCAGTCCAGGCGTTCCTGCTCCAGCTCCCGAGTGAACCATGGGTTGTCCCGCCAGTTCGCTGTCACCACCCTGGCGCCGGTCGGCAGCTCGGGTCCGCTCAGCATGGCCTCGATGGGATCCGTCCGCCGGCGTGGGTTCCAGCTGAACCAGAGTTCCGAGCCAGGTGCGCGGATGGTCGGCCGCAGCAGGTTCAGCGAGTGCAGCGTTGCGCTCTGCGCCTCTTCCCACCAGGCGCGCTTGAAGCCCTCCAGCGATTTGATCGATTCGGCGGTGTAGTCGTTCATGCCCTTGAAGGCGATCAGACCGTCGCCCGGGGTTTCGATCACATCCCGGTACACCTTGAAGCCCTGCGCCTCGTTCAGGCCATGGCCCAGCATCTTGCTTTCCAGCAGAAGCTTGGACGACTGCGCCAGGTCCTTCTGCACCTCGCGGATGCAAACTGCCCGCATGCCGGCGCCGCCCTGGTTGCCTGGCTCCGCCATGCAGTCTTCCAGCAGCAGGTCGGCCAGGAAGTGGGATTTCCCCGAGCCGCGGCCACCCTTCACGCCCTTGTAGCGCGCCGGCTCCAGCAGCGGCACGAAAACGCGCGCCGTGGGCAGGTCCAGACTACTCATTGGCGGCCGGGTCAACGATGGTGCGGGTCACACGCTGGATCAGCAGCGCCCCGTCTTCGCCGGGCCCGCGCACGTCCAGCGGCAGCACACGGCCCACCAGCATCAGGAACGCTTTCGGGTTCTTCTTCGCCTGGTCGACCAGGTAAGCCACGCCGCCGGCTTCGTGCAGCGCTTTGACGATCATGTCTTTGATCGCCTTCGTGTTCTTGTTCGGGGTTCCTTTCGCACGGCCCACGCCATCCAGGCGGCCGCGGGCGCGTTTCGGTTTGTTTTCGGTTTCAGTTTCCATGCGGTCGCAGGATTCCTTGTCGGATTGTCCTGTCCAAGCAAAAAAAAGCCGCCGCGACAGCCAGTGCCACGGCGGCGAGTCCCACCGCAGAATTGGTGGTCTAGGAGACGATCGGTCGGGCGAGAGGCCCAAAAGCAAAAGCCCCGGAGCATTGCTGCACCAGGGCTTCGATTTTCCTTCCGGGGACGCCGCGGGCTCCCACTGGGAACCCGGACGCGTCGCACTTCAGACGGAGATAAGTTGTTGGACGGAACTGTACGCCGGCTGGTTCCGGCTGTCAACTGCCTCCTCGATCGCATACTGGGCGTCATGGAAGGCGGCGACGAAGATGCTGATCGGCCGCACCGGCAGCTTGACCATGCGGCAGACGACCTCCGGCCGGGCCTGCTCGATGTAGCACCAGTGCAGGATCATGCGCTGCTGCAGGGTGATGTCGGCCATGGCGGTCTGGATCGCCCAGGCGTCACGGTCGTCCAGCTGGTCCTGCACTTCGTGGCCCGACCAGACATTGCCCAGGGCGGCCTTGCGCATGCGCTCGCACACGGCCCCGGTCATGGAGTCCGCGCCGCCTGACCTGGTTGCCGTCGCCCAACGCGCCCAGTTCTCCAGACGTTCGCCAATTTCCCTGCGTCGAATCACACACGCTCCTCATACTCGGCGCAGCGCACGTCGGTCAGCGGGTCGGCCGTGCGCGGGTGCGTGCACTGCAGCTCGCCCTCGATCACGCGGCGGAAGCAGCAGCCCTTGCAGGTTGCGGCCTCGGCGCGCAGCAGCTGCTCCAGCGGGTCGCGGTAGGTGTCCTGCGGCAGCACGTTCACATCCGCCTCCGGTCGTTGGCGTCCGACAGCAGGGCGCACAGGCTCAGGACGCCGAGTAGCCCCATGCCGGCCACGCCGGCGTACAGCAGAATTTCCAGAATTGCTTCGATCATGGTCATGCCTCCTCGAAGAGCGCCACCTGGGGTTGCTCGACCTGCAGCGCGGTGATGGTGACGACCACGCGCGCCTCGCCGTCCGGCTCCATGCGCTCGCCGCTGTCGCTGCGCACCCACTTGTCGTCCTCGATGGCTACGCCCTTGAGCGAGTCGTAAAGCACCTTGCGGGCGTTGTCCAAGTCGATGCACTGCACCGTGTCGTCCCAGCTGGCGCCGTGCTGGCGCATGCGCTTCTGCCAGTCCTGCGGGCGGTTCGGGAACAGCTGCAGGTGGATGTGCACGCGTCCGGTGATGGGCGCGCGCACACCCGCAGCCTGGGCGATCAGCTGCACGCTCTGCTTGTAGTCCTTGGCCTCGGCCGATGGCACGGTGACCACGCGCTTGCCGGCGCTGAACGAGCGCCAGTAGCGGTTCGCAGAAATCGGGTAGGGCAGGGTGAGCTGGATGGTTTTCAAGTCGTTCTCCATTGCGAAAATTGCCTAAGTTCGCCTACTTCAGGCCCAGGACGGGAACATCGACGAAGCCTTCGTCCAGGTCTCGACGCTGTCGTTGAGCGGCCTCTGCACCGGCTTCGTGAATTCGACTGCGATCAGCTTGTCGAGCGCCGCGGTGATGCGGTTGGACCACTGCCGGGTGTTCTCGGGGAAGCCGGCCCACTGCAGGTCGTCGCGGCCCTGGGCGGCCAGGGTCTTGCGTATCCAGTCGAAGGTCTTGTGGCGGAAGTCTTCGCCGCGCGCAGGGTGCAGCTCGAGCACGGCGCTGCGGACGTCGGCCAGCCAGCGGTGGCGGTTCAGGGCCGAGGTCACGGCCTGCAGGTCGCCAGCCTCCTTGCCGAAGTGGTAGCTGCACCACCAGTCGTCGGAGCCGCCGGTGGCGTTGGACATCGTGCCGTGCAGCGGGCAGCCGTAGGCGGCGCACATGCCGGGTTGGTGGCTAGCAACTCGGTCGTCGTGGGTGTGGGTCATGCTGTGGCTCCTTGCTCACGCAGTTTCGTGAAGATGCGGTCCTTGAAGTCGGCATAGCTCTCGGTCCCCCGGGCGTACATGCCGAGCTCCTTGCCCTTGCGGACGATGCCCTGGTCCGTCAGCCACCAGCGGTCGGCGGCCTGGCCGTTGCCGTTCGCTTTGGCATCGGGCACCTTGGCGCCGGCGACGTCGATGGCCTTGGCCTCCTTGGACCAGCGTTCGATGATCGCGGCGATGTAGGCGGGGCTGATGCGCTCGTTGGGCTTCGCCTGGCGGGCCTCCAGGCAGGCGGCTTCGATGGTTTCGACCGTGACGCCCTGGTCGGCCATGGCGATCAGGCGCGGGTCGCCGGGGTTCGACATCACGCCGTGCTTGCGCATGACCTGGCTGAGCAGGGCGGCCGGAGTGGGCGTGATTTCCGCTTTTCCGCCCTCGTCCTGAGGTTGGTCCGGCGCGCGCGTTAACTCCGGTGGAGTAGACGCGCTGTGTAAGGGTTTACTTAACTGTCTCTTTACTGTCTCTGTCTTACCAATCTCTCCCGCGTCTACGGTAGACGTCTCTCCGTCTACCGACGTAGACGCTTTTTCGTCTACAACGTCTACACCGTTTTCTTGCAGGAGCGTCTTCAACTTTTCCAGCGAAGCACCTTTCGGCGGGGTGACCCCGATGTCACGGAGCTGCGCCGCAAGCTGCTTGCACTGCTCGCGCCACCGCTGCTGGCGGGTGTTCTTGCTGTCCTCCTTCACGCGGAACTCGGTGCGCTTTTCCCAGGCGTCCATCGCGTTGGCGGCGATGACTGGGTGGTACAGGCGGCCATCGGAGCACAGGATCCAGCCGCGCAGCGCGACGGCCCGGACGCGCTTCCATGTCCTCGAACGGGACAGGAATTCGAGCATGCGCTCGTCGTTTGGCAAGCTCGCGGCCGGCACTTCCATCCAGCTCGAGCACCAGAGCGCGAAGGCGGCCTTGAACTCGTCGCCGGTGGACAGGCCGAAGGTTTCCGACTGCAGGATCTGGGTGACCATCAGCGGCATGAAGGGCAGGCCGCGCAGGTTGCAGTCGGACGGTGTGAGTGGTTGGGGCAGATCGCTCACAGGGCGGCCTCCAGTGCTAGGATTACATCCCGGGCCTGCAGAGGCGCCACAGCGTTGCCGAGCATGTGCACGGCCAACTGGTGCTGGTGCGGCAGGATGTAGTCTTTCGAAAAGCTCATCGCAGCGCGACACTCGTCTTTTGAGAGCATGCGCATGCGGTCGCCGCTGACGACACCCCAGCGGTCCTTCGTGGTGATCGCGCCGATCGGGCGGTGAATTGAACGCCCAGTGAGCCCGGAGCCTTTGCCGTAGTAGGGCATTACGAAACGGTCACCAAAGCTGGCGCGTCCACGCGCGGCGCGCGCCTGTGTGGCCGGGACCTTTTCAATTATCGGCTTCCAATCACCAGCATCGAAGTCAATGAAGCTGCTCGCTGGCAGCTGCTGGCGCTGAGGCAGTTTCAACAGGATGGGGCGGCTGGCGCGCACACCTAAGATGAACAGGCGTTTGCGGTTCTGCGGCACGCCGCTGTCGGCTGCGTCAAGGATCATCGGGGTGAGCCGGTATCCCAATGCTTCCATCGCCGCGCACCAGGCCGAATACAGCTTCCACTTGAGGAATTCGGGGACGTTCTCGATCACGAACGCCGCCGGCTTGTGTGCCTCCGCGCAGGAAACAGCCGCCCAGGCCGTCGACCTGCTCGGGTCATAGAGCGGGATTTCGTCGGACTTCACCCCTGAGGCGCGGCTATGGCGCTGGCAGCAGGGGGACGCCAGCATCAGGTCGAACCGCGGCACGAGCGCCCAGTTGGCTTGATGGAGATCCTGGCACACGTGGATGGCGCCCGGGTGGTTTGCTGCATGCGTATCGACAGCTGCCTGCCAGTGGTTGGCGGCCCACACCACTTCGTGGCCAGCTAGGCGTGCGCCTTCGCTGAAGCCTCCGGCGCCGGCGAACAGGTCGATTACCCTCACGCGGCCCTCCGGTCACCAAACAAGGCCTGTACGAGCGGATCGCGCCGCATGCCGACCTGGGCCGCCGGCACGGTGAACACGCGGCGGCAGCAATCATCGACCACGATGGGGCGCCGCGGCTTCTTGACGCTCGGGCGATGTTGCTTCGGCACTGGTACCTCCAGCAGCTGGGCGCTGGGCACCAGGTCGAACAGCCGGACCGAGTTTTTCTGCAGCATTGGGCGCTCGGTCATCAGGCCCAGGTCGACCAGGCGCTGCAGGTATTTCTTCGCGGACTGCTCGTAGCAGTCGAATTCGGCCGCCACGGCCTTGATGGTCAGCACGCCCTCGGCGCGTGCCATTTCGATAACCCGGTTCATGCGTAGGATGCCGATTCGGGCGCCGGTGTAGGTGCGTCCCTTCATGCTGCTTGCTCCTGTTGCGCGGCCTCGCAGCGGTCCCATTCGTCCTGCCAGGTGACCAGGGCGGGAGCGTGCCAGTTCATGTGGTGATCGTCGCGCCCGGCGCCGGCGGCGTGCGCAGCACGGGCCTTCTCGCGGATGTGGTCGATGGATACGATGAATTCGCTCATGCCAAGCCCGCCTTCTTCATGACACGTTGGAGCTTCTGCAGCTCCACCAGCACTTCGGCATGCGCGGCTTCGCGCGCGGCGTTGCGGTCAGCCAGGTAGCGCTCGGCCAGGTAGTAAATCGGCGTGAGGTCGCCGGTGACCTGGACGTAGCGTTCCAGGCTGTCGACGCTGAAGTGGCGCTGGGAGTCGTCGGCCAGCTGCACGGAGAGATTGCCCGGGGCCTGGTCCATATCGGCGGCGACCCGCTTGAGGCCGCGCTGGTAGACGCCGGACGCGACGCATTCCCGCAGGCTGCGGAAGCGCTCAACCAGCCCCGGCTCGAAGTCCAGCACCAGCTGGGCGGTGGGGGAAGTGATCTTCATTGATATTTTTCTCTATCAGTAGTTATCAGTGGTAGGCGGAAAAATGGGCCGCATAGCGCGACCCTGTACTTCACGCCGCCTGGGCGGTGGTGTCTGCGGTTTTCTTGAGGAAGATTTCGGGGTGAGCGAGCTTCACTGCGGCAGGGATGCCTCGCAGAGTCCAGTTGTGGACGCGCTGAACGCCGCCGTGCTTCTTGTAGCCCAGGAGTTCGGCGACCTTCGCCGGGCCGCCGAGGTCTTCGATCAGTTGTTTGTCGTTGGTCATGATGTCGCCGGAAATGTGGGGTTACTGTTCGGATTAAACACCATGTTTAAAACAGAGTCAAACAAAATGTGTAACACAGCTTGTTTAGTTGCCTCGACAATGCCGCCTATGCATGAACAGATGAAACGCCTCTACTTCGCGGCCGAGACCCTCAAAGGGATCCGGGGTCAATCGGATCTCGCCCGCGCACTGAACTCCTCCCCGCAGACACTGAACAACTGGGAGGTGAGGGGCATTTCAAAGGCGGGCATGATCAACGCCCAGGCCGCGATAGGCTGCTCGGTAAGCTGGTTGGACACCGGCGAAGGCGAGATGACAGTTACACCTGGTTGGGCTACGGAAGGTCGGCCGGTGATAATCGCGGACCCGAGTGATCCGGACTTGATTGGGATTCAAAAGGTGAAGTTAAAGCTGTCAGCAGGGATTATGGGCTTCCAGACCGAGCCGGATCGTCGGGAGCATGGCATGACCACCGTGCCGCGCCGCTGGGTGGAAAAGAACGATTACATCCCCGAGCGCCTGCTGGCGGTGGAGGTAAAAGGCGAGAGCATGGAACCAGCCCTGTATGCTGGCGACACGGTCATCATCAACACCGCGGACACTCGGCCTGTCGACGGCGCGGTCTACGCCGTGAACTATGAGGGTGAGGCAGTCATCAAGCGCCTGGTGCGCGACGGCGGCATGTGGTGGCTGTCGTCCGATCACCCGGACCAACGCAAGTACTCGCGCAAGCGCTGCGAGGGAGACATGTGCATTATTGTCGGCAGGGTAGTCAGAAAGGAAAGTGAGAGGATTTGATGATGAAAATTGGAGTCATCTTCACTGTATTGGCTTTGCTTTGCGCATGTTCCACACCCACGACCGGTATCGTGCCTCGGAATGAGGGCATGTACACGGTAACGCGCCAAGGTAATGGGTTCTGGGTAACCACTGAATCGCTGAAAGTTGCCGCCATCCAGGAGGCGGACAAATTTTGCGCCAACACCGGAAAGAAGGTGAAGGTAGTACACAGCAAGGAAATACCGGCAGGTGCATTCGGGCGGTGGCCTGAAAGTGAAGTGCTTTTCAGCTGCCAATGAGGCGCGGTTAGCAAGGGGCGAACAGAGGACAGCGATGAACTTTTATCTTGGACTGACACGATTAAGCGCAGTCATTTGGGGATTTTTTTCCATCCTTATCTTTCTCGGGGTGCTGGTCGTCAGCCTCGATAGGAGTGATCGCAACATTTGGCATATTCTCGTCGCAGTCATCTTGGGCCTCGTGCTTTCTGCGGCCTTCTACAAGATCACCCATGGCATAACCCGATGGATCTTGTCTGGGTTCTTTAATCCGTCGGCTAAGTAGTTGCCGCGGCCCATCAAATAGTCCAATGACCCGCTTCGGCGGGTTTTTTTTCGCACGTGTTTAAACAAAATGTTTGACTCGTGTTTAAACATGGTGTTTAATGACTCCAACGACAAACACGGAGCACACCATGTCTTCCCTCACCAACCAGCCGCAGATCAAGAGCAAGCGCTTCATCGGCACCTTCGTCCACGAGGGCCTGCTGCTGGACGTGTACGGCCAGTTCGACGGCGACGGCAGCTTTATCCCCGAGGCGATTGGCCTGGCCGGCACCACGGTCGACATCAGCAACCTGATCAGCGACGAGCTGGACCAGTCGATCGTGGGCTGGGCGGAGTTCATGGCGCCGACCTGGAAGGCCGCGAGCCGCGACGAGCAGCGCATCGACAACTTCACCTGGGCCCGGGAAATGGCCGTGGCGTACTGAGCACCACGTTGGCCCGGGTGGCCTTCGTCAAATCCCCCGGTTGGCCTGCTTTCGGCTCAGGAAATTGATGCAGTGGGATCTGGAATGCCCCGTTCGCCCTACGTGAGGGGCCGCGAGCCTGAACGCGCACAGGCCCATGGGGGACATGGTCAAAGCCCCTCCCACCCACCAACAACATATTGGAGTCGCAAATGAGCAATGAAAGCGTCATCGAACAAGCAGCACCTGCAGCCGTGGTCAGCGCATCAGGCTTCGTCACCGTCCCTGAAACCACGCTGCCGAACGGCCTGGTCGTGCCGGCCTTCCTGGTCAGCCAGTTCCACATCGCGAAGGGTGATGAGCGCCAGCCGGTGGTGAACGCCGATCTGCCGCCATGGGTGGAAATCGACTTCGCTGACGCCAAGCTGCAGTGCGAGGCCATGGGCGGCCAACTGATCCGCGAGTCGCAGGCGCTGGCCCTGGCTTGGAACGTCTTCAACGTGGCTGCCAACTGGTCCGGCCGCGCGGTCGGCGAGGGCACCCTGAACATGGGCCTGCACGACGACTACGACCTGGACGAAGCGCCGACCGGCACCTACGAGCAGCAGAAGCGCGCCTTCCTGCTCTCCAACGGCGAGACCGTGTTCGACGTGGCCGGCTGCGTCTACAGCTGGGTCTTCGATGACGTGCAGGGCGATGCGGACGGCCTGGTCGCCAAGGCCTTCACTGCCGATTCGCCGTCGATCGCCACCGCGCCCTATCCGTCGATGGAGAAGGGCATGGGCTGGCGGCCGCGTGCCGGCGCCGATTGGTCGGGCTATGCGCTCGTCCGCGGCGGCTACTGGGGCTCCGGGTCGAATGCCGGGGTCTTCCGTCTCGACTACGGCTGGCCCGACGTCGGGCGCGGCTACGTCGGGTTCCGCTGCACCAAGGGTCTCTGAACACTGGTCCCGGGTCGCCGCAACGCGGTGACCAGCCTTTCGCAAACAGGAGGAGTAATGGAAACGATCTTGCACCAGGTGAAGCTGCCAGAAGACGGCCACTGGTTGAATGTCCCCGCGCACATGGTCAGCGGCATGCAGGCGCGCGGGTATCAGGTGCGCGAGCTGGTCGACCGTGAGGAAGCGCAGCGCGCGATCGAGGCCGCGCGCGAAGGAGCGCCAGCGTGAAACGCCTGCGCCAGCTGGCCGCCGGCCTGGTGTACCTGCTCGACACCTACGCGTGGCTGCCGATGGCCGTGGTGCTGGTGCTGCTGGCCCTGGCCGAGCTGATCGATTCGCCAGTCCTCAACCCACAAAATTTTGGTGCCCTATGAACGCATCCAAAGAAACCCTGGTGCTTGACCGTACCAAATACATCGGTGGCAGCGACATCGCCGCCATTTTGGGCGTGAGCCCGTGGCGCAACATTGTCGACCTCTGGATGGACAAGATCCGGCCGCGCGCCGAGAACGGCCAAAACGCCAACGCCAAGCGCCGCGGCTCGCGCATGGAGCCCTACATCCTCGATATGATCCGTCAGGAGCACGGCCTGAATATCGTGGCCTGTAATCAGCGCTACATCGATCCGGAGTTCGGATACATGGCCGCCGAAATCGACTTCGAATATCTCGACGAGGAAACCGGTCAGATCGAGAACGGCGAGATCAAGACGGTCCATCCGTTCAAGGCCAAGGAATGGGGCGAGACCGATACCGACCAGCTGCCATTGCACTACGTGGCCCAGGTGCAGCACGGCATGGGAATAAAGGGCGCGCGCCGCTGCAGGGCCTTCGCGCTGATCGGCGATGACCTGAAACCGTATGTCGTGGAGCGAGATGACGAACTGATCACCGCCATGCGTGCGCGCGCCGTCGAGTTCTGGACCAAATATGTGCAGCCGAAGGTGCAGCCGCCGCTCGATTACGAGCACAAGGATGTGATCGAAACCCTCAAGCGTCTGTATCCAGGGACGGATGGAACCGTCATCGATGCCACGGCCATGCACGAGCACTGGAGGGCGGTAATGGCCACGGCCGCTGAAATGCGTGACCACTACCAGGCGATCCTCGATGGTTCCAAGGCTCACCTGCTGGCTGAGATGGGCAACGCCAGCGCCATCAAATTCAACGATGGCATGGCCTTCACCCGCAAGATCATCAGCAAGAAACCCTATTCGGTTCACTACGACGCACAGCGTTACGTGGACTTCCGACTGTCCAAACTGAAGGAGCAAGCATAAATGAGTACCTCCGCGCTGAAATCCGTTGTCACCGGCACGCCGGCCAAGGCCGACGAGCCGAAAGATCTGGCCCACCTGATGGCCAATCCCAAGGTGCAAGCGCAGATCAAGGCCGCGCTGCCGCGCCACATGACCGCCGAGCGCATGGCTCGGATCGCCACCACAGAAATGCGGAAAGTGCCAAAGTTGGCACAGTGCGACCCGATGTCATTCTTGGGCGCCGTGATCCAGTGCGCGCAGCTCGGCCTGGAGCCGGGCAATGCACTGGGCCACGCATACCTTCTGCCCTTCGACCGCAACATCAAGGTCGGAAGCCAATGGCAAAAACGGACCGAGGCGCAGGTGATCATCGGCTATCGCGGCATGATCGACTTGGCCCGTCGCAGCGGCCAGATTGTGAGCATCGACGCCCGGGCCGTCTACGAGGGCGACAAGTTCGACTGCAAGCTGGGCCTGGATGCAAAGCTGGAGCACGAACCAGACTGGCAGAACCCGAACCGGGCGGTTCCCGACAAGCTGCGCTTCGTCTACGCCGTGGCCAAACTGAAGGACGGCGGCATCCAGTTCGACGTCATGTCGCGCGCCGAAGTGGAGGGCGTCCGCGCCCGCAGCAAGGCGGCTGAAAGCGGCCCATGGGTGACCGACTACAGCGCCATGGCTCTTAAGACAGTCGTGCGCCGCCTGTTCAAATTCCTGCCGGTCTCGATCGAGATCCAGCAAGCAGTCGGCATCGATGAAATGGCCGACGCCGGCATCAGCCAGCAAAACGGCGCGATCATCGACGGCGCCTTCACCGAAGTGGAGCCGATGGCCGAGCTGGAGCAGGCCGAGCAACTGGCAGAGGCGGCGCCGGCGATGGAAGAAGCCCCCCAGGCTGGCGGCTCCCTCTACCAGACCTTGTTCAACCGCCTGAACAACGCCAGCGACCTCGACGTGCTGGATGTGATCGCCGACGAGATCCGTGAGGTATTCGACAGCGCCGAGCAGACCAAGCTGAATGCGCTGTACCAGGAGCGCCGCGCCGCGCTGACGGGAGAGTAATAGATGGCCGCACAGCGCATCAGCCAATGGCTCGCGCTCCGGTGCAAGGAGGCAGCTTTCCAGCGCTTCCTGCGCGTGCCGGACGAGGCCACGGCCGTGAGCAGCGTGCGCGCCATCTGCGAGGTGAAGTCCCGAGGCGAGATCGACCGCGACGAGCGGGCGCAGAAGCGCTTCCACGACTTCATCCGCAAGCCATACCTTCAGTACCAGTACGACCAACAAACCAAAACGAGGAACCCTGCATGAACATCATCATCTACGACCTAGAGATCATCCGCGGCATCCCGAACCGGGACGGCAGCAAGGAAGAGGGCATCGAATACTGCGGCGGCTGGCATGACCACGCCAACATGGGTATCTCAGTCAACGGTGTCTACGACTATCACGAAAACCGTTATCGCGTCTTCACCGAAGATAATCGCGACGAGTGGGCGCAGCTGCTGAAAGAGCGCGATCCCGTGGCGATTGGCTTCAACAGCATCCCGTTCGACAATGCGGTCCTCTCCGCCACTGGTTGGGCCACGCCGAATGAGGCGCGCTGCTATGACGTGCTGCGCGAACTCTGGGCCGCTGCAGGCCTGGGCCCGGCATTCAGCTATCCATCGCACGCCGGCTACGGCCTGGACGACACCTGCAAGGCCAATAGCATGCCAGGCAAGACCGGCAACGGAGCGTTGGCGCCAGTGCTCTGGCAGCGCGGCCAGATTGGCAAGGTGATCGACTACTGCCTGACCGACGTCCACCGCACGAAGCTGCTGGTCGACCGCATCATGGGCGCCGAAGGCCTGTACAGCCCCAAGAACGGCGAGTGGCTGGCCATGCGCGACGTTCACGACCTGCATATCCCTGTTTAATCCAACCAAGGAGTAACCCCATGTTCGAACTTGACCAGACCGTCAAACTCGCCCACGTCAACCTGCGCGCCGAGAAGCACGGTGAGGACACGCGCGCCGCGCTGGACCTGAAGATCGAGGCCACATGCCCGAGCACTACCCTGATCCACTTCCACCCCGAGCTGCGCCAGCACCTGTTCAAGAAGGATGAGAACCCGGATTTGGTTGACCAGGTGGTCGACGGCGACGGCCTGACGCTGCTGCGCTATCCGAAGATGGGGGCCATCAAATGGGACTGGGAAGCTGCCGGCTACCAGGCACAGATCGACTACGGCCTGGGCGGTGACAGCAACATCGACCTGGGCGAAGACTTGAAGCTGGATCACTTCGTCATCGAACCATTGAACGGCGGCTCGGTCGGCATCTGCTTCCGCATCATCGCCCACCCCGACCCGGACGACATCGGCAAGCTGTCCGAATTCATCCAGCGCGATATCGAGCTGAAGCTGACGCCGCCGGCGCCGGCCAAGGCCGAAGACCTCTTTCCCCAAGCCGCATAAGGAACCTACCAGATGAATATCGCAATGAAAATCGAACTGGTCCCCGAACAATCGTTTTTCGCCCGCGCCGGCGACCAGATCGTGCGCGGCCTTTCGGTGGTCGACGAATGGGAGGGCTTGCGCAAGGTGGTCGATGGCCGCGGCCGCAGCCTGATTGTCGATCGCGACGGCACAGTGCTGAAGGGCACCGACGGCCTGCTGCATGACCTGCACCTGACCACGGGCCAGGACGACTTCGTCACCGTGCCGAAGACCGTGCTGCCGGACGGCACCGAGGTCCCGGCGTTCCAGGTTGGCCGCTATGCCTGTAGCAAAGGGGCGGACGGGAAAGCGGCTGTGTCGAAGGACGGCACGCCCTGGGTGAACATCAATTTCGCAGCCGCCAAAGAGGCATGCGCTGCCGCCGGCTTCGCGCTGATCACCGAGCTGCAATGCCTGGCCATCGCGCACCAGATCTGGCACCAGGACGTGAACTGGTCCGGTGGCAAGGTTGGCGCCGGGAAGCTCTATCAGGGGTTGCACAAGGGCACTGTCGACGGCCCACAGGACGGCAATTACGAGTCGCCGCACGCCGAGGAGCGCCGCTGGCACGAGCTGGCCAACGGTGAGCGTATCTACGACTTCTCGGGCAACGTCTGGACGTGGGTGTTCGACAACGTGCAGGGCAACGAAGAGGGAATCGTCAGCAAACCGATCGGCAAGGATTCCCTGAGCCGCTCCACCCTTCCTGAAGACTGCTATGCAAAAGGTGGCGGCTATGTCTACGACAGCACCACGCTGAACTGGTCGGGCGATGCGCTCATCCGCGGCAGCCTCTGGAGCTCCGGGTCGAATGCCGGGGTCTTCCGTCTCAACCGCGGCTGGCCCGACGGCGGGTACGACGTCGTCGGGTTCCGCTGCACCAAGTAGGCGTCTGGTTTCGGGTCACGGGTCGCCGCGTAAGCGGTGACCGCTTCAACATTCAGTAAGAGCAAGAAAAATGCAACAGATCACACCAACCAAAGAGGAAATGAACGAATTGTCGATCTCGGCCTTCAAGGGCATCGAGGTTGGACTGGGCAAAGCCGATCCGCTGGCAACCGCCGCGGCGAAGCTGGCCGAGCAATATCCGCAGCATCTGGTCATGATGCAGGCTGGGAAGTTTCTCCATGCCTTCGACAAGTCAGCGCACGTTCTGTCCACGCTGAAGGGCTACCAGCTCAAGCTGATCGGCAGCAGCGAAGACCCGCATCTGCGCGTGGGCTTCCCGGCCATGAATTTCAAGCGCCGGCTGTGGAGCGTGGTGCAGGAGTTCGGCATTCCATACGCCGTCGCCCTCGGCACGCAAAGCTCGGGCTACACCGTCTACGTTTCCGACCAGGGCACGGGCAGCGACCTGATGGCCAGCGTCAGCGATGAGATCGTGCACCAGGTGATCGCGGACCTGCGCCAGCGTGGCGCGCTGAACCAGGCTGCCGCGAAGAAGATGCTGGCCGAGCCGGACAGCGTCGGCTTCAAGATGAAATCCCAGGCCCAGGCGCTGGACACGCAGCTGCTGCAGGACATCATCAAAATGCCGCGCGACCTGCGCGCCACCTACGGCGAGAACCTGCGCAGCTGCATGGCCCGGCTGATGCCGGCGGTCTTCGGCTATGGCCTAGACAGCCATAAGGCCGAGCTGCTGCAGCGCATTTCTGCCGAGGTCGACCTGCTGAAGCACTACCTCGCCCAGGCGCCGCGTCTAAGCAAGCTCAAGTTCGCCTTCGAACACCGAGCTTCCTTAGCCGTCGAGCTTGGCCGCCTGGTGGGCGGTTTGATCCGTTCGTCCACAAAGGTGACGCCATGATCGACATGGGGGGATTTCTGGATAGTCGAGCAATGCGCTCATCCGCAGCAGCAACTGGAACTCCGAGTCGAATGCCGGGGTCTTCAATCTCAACAACGACTGGCCCGACAACGAGAACGACAACGTCGGGTTCCGCTGACCCAAAAATCATGCACCTGGACGCCGCGCCGCGCGCCGGCGGGAGGTCAATTCTTGGTCGAAATCCTCCTGGGGAATCCCCGAAAGCAGGGCGAGTAGCCAAACCGAGAACCGCGCAGGGGCCCGCAGCTGGTGCCTGCGCGGAACGAGGCGAAAGCCTTTTCCAGCGCCTGACGTCGCTGCCCAATCTCTTCACCTGCTGGCAGCGCGCGCGCCAGAACAAGGGGGCAAGCCGGCGCGTGCAGCGGTTCGACCAGGACCCGCTGCGCCACCTGGTCGCGATCCAGCAGCGCCTGCGCGCTGGCGTCTATTCGTTCGGTCCCTACAAAGAATTCCTGGTGCAGGACAAGAAATTCCGCAACGTGGTCGATGCACCGATGAAGGACCGCGTCGTGCACTGGATGATCTACCGGCACCTGCTGCCGATCTGGCAGCCGCGCATGATCCATGACACCTACGGCAACCTGCCGGGCCGTGGCACCCATGCTGCCGTGCAGCGCCTGGCGCAGTTCTGTCGCGCCGCCGGCGCCGGCTGGGCCTTGCACATGGACATTTCGAAGTACTTCTACTCGGTCAGCCACAGCCTGCTGAAGGCCCGGGCGCTGCGCTACATCGGCGATCAGGCGCTTCGCGGGCTGCTGGTGAACCTGATCGACTCCTACCGGACCGGCCCCCTGTACGACGACCTCTTCGCCCCTGACAGCGTCTACCGCCGCACCCGTGACAAGGGCATGCCGATCGGGAATCTGTCGTCGCAGCTTTTCGCCAACATCTTCCTGTGCGACTTCGACCACTGGGTGAAGCAACAGCTGCGCGTGCAGCGCTATATCCGATACGTCGATGACCTGGTGTTCGTCGGCCAGTCAGCGGACCAGCTGCGCGTCGTGCGCGATGCGGTAATGGAGAAGCTGGGCGCCGACGGGCTGGTCGTCAATCCGCGCAAGGTCCGCCTGGCGCCGGCGCGCGCCGGCATCCCATTCCTCGGCTACGTGGTCTACCCGAACCACATCGCCGCCGGCCGGTATGTCCGTAACCGCTATATCCGCCGGCTGCGCGAGCATGAGCAGGAGGGCTATGACAGGACGGAATCCCTCACGTCATATGCCGGAATTCTTTCACACACTGGATCGACTATTTCACGGAGCGTACATGATCAACCCGCATGACCCATTCGGCCGCCTGGACAAGAAGCCTGGCGGCGCAGATGAAGCCAGGACTTCGGAACCAGCGCCCACTGCCGGCGCCGAGCCGAAGCCGACCGATGAACCGAAGCCGAAGCGCAAGTACACGCGCCGCACGCCGCCCAAGCCCGGGCCCTCACTGCCGGTGGAAAAACCGGAAGAGCAGGAACCTGAGCTGGTCGCCGCGCTGTTCACCACGGGCGAGCTGACGATCTACGTCGGCGACGAGGTCATGCATCTGACCTCGAAGCAGCGCGAGAAGCTGGAGCAGTTCCTGGGCTTGATGACGCCGAAGGCCGATTCCGGCCGGCCGCGCCGCAAATGCCAGGTGTGCCATCAGCGCCGGGACGTCGACAAGTTCGACGGGGACAGCAAGGTTTGCAAGGAGTGCAACGAATGAACGAGAAGAACGAGCTGCTGCCATGCCCATTCTGCGGCGCCGAGGCGGCCATCCAAGAACACGAGCCGCACGCGCACAGCGTGATCCTCAAGTCAATGCTGCCGGGGCTGCCAGATCACCCTGGGAGCTTCACCATCGAGTGCATGGGTGCCAGCTGCAACACCGGACAGATTGCCGACACCCGCGAAGCGGTTATCTCCATGTGGAACCGCCGCGCTGCCCGGCAAGCCCTTCTCGCCCAGCCCTTGCAACAGGAGGGCGGGAAGGAAGTAGACACCGACGCAGCAAAGCGCCTGCGCCTCATCGCGACGAAACTTGGGCTAGGCTCGGCCATTCCTGAATCCGACGAAGATCTCTGGGGCTGTGCGTTTTCTGTGCTCGGCATGATTCGCCGCAGGGTGGACGGGTTGCTTTCGCAGCCATCCGACAAGCTGCAACAGGCCAGCACTGCACAGGCAGAGCCTGCCAAGGCATCGGAACTAAAATGCCAGTACTGCGGCACCTGCCTGGTGAGGGTTTCTGCGCACTGGTGTCAAGAAGGACAGGACGCCAAGGAAGCGGCCAGCGCCACCGATGCAGGGCAGCAGGCGACAAGGATCAAACTGCAAAGCATCGACACCGAGGAATTCCGCAAGCTAGTTGATGCCTATCACTGCGCCACTCAGGAGCAGTTGGAAGAAGCGTATTGCGCAATCGTCTATCACGTTGATGAAGACGTGGCGGAACAGGTGCGAAGCCAAGGAATTTTGCCTGCCACCCCAGCGCAAGCCACGCCAGAGGGCGGGCAAGACCTGCCGCCGCTGCCTTGGGTGAAAGACGGCGTGCCGGACTATGGAAATTGGTATCGGGAAACGAAGGACATGGGAGCCGCCTTCCGGGCCTACGCCCGCGCCGCCCTTGCGTCCAGCCAGCAGGCGGCAGAGCCGGTTTACCGCATTAGGTCACCGGACGCGTGGCCTTGGACCGAAACGAATAAGGAAGGCTACGACGAAGCAAAAGCAAACGGCCTTGATGCGGAAGTTCTGTACCGCGCAGCACCGCCCCAGCAGGAGCCGGTGGCCGAGTTCGAGGGCTACGAAGACGGCGGCCGGCCACTGTTCCGGCTGCTGGCCGGGCCGCTGAAAGTGGGGGAAAAGCTATACCGAGCATCCCAGAAAGGCGGCGAATAGCATGGCACCACAAGGAGCAAAGAACCGGGCCAGCTGCACCCGCTACATCTCTCCGCAGCGCGTTTGCGCGGTCTGTCGCATGAAGCGCTCGATCATGCAGTTTGACGGCGCCCAGGTCGTGTGCAAATCTTGCAAGGGTAGGGCACCATGAATGCGGTACTGAAGCCGGAGCTCACGCCGGACGAAATCTACGACATCACGCACTACCGGCGCGCCAAGGAGCAGCTGCGCGAGCTGCAGGCCCTCGGCATCCCGGCGCGCCGCCGGCACGACGGCACCGTGTGCGTGCTGCGCATGCATACCATGGCGCCGGCCGCCAACCAGGCCGCCGGCTCGGGCCCAACCTTGAAATCATCCCGCCGATGAACCGGAAACGCAAAAGCAACCGGGGCCTGCCGGCCCGGGTGTACGTGAAGAACGGCGCGTACAAGTTCTACGCCGTCGAGAAGATGCGCGACCCGGCCGACGGCCAGGAGAAGCACTGGATCAAGCTGGCCAGCGTAGCCGAGGGCGAAGCCGCCATGTTGACAGCCCTGGGCAAGCTGCTCGGTGAGCGCCAGACCGACAAGGCCGGTATGGTCCACCTGTGCCAGGAGTTCCGCGCGCGCAAGCTGGCCAAGTACAGCGAGGAGGTGCGCAAGCAGTACGCCGCCTACCTGGCGCTGATCGCCGACGACTTCGAGGACTTCCAGGTGCGCGACGTGATGACGAAGCACTGGTCCGAATTCCTGCGCAACAACTATGCCGGCAAGCCGAACACCGCCCGCAAGATCACGGCCGTGGCGCGCAAGCTGTTCCGCTTCGCCATTTCGGAGTTCGGGCTGCGGGAGGACAACCCGCTGGATCAGATCGATCTGGACGACTACGAGACGAAGCGCCGCGAGGTCATTCCGACGCACGACCAGGTCGCAGCGATCCGGGCGGCAGCGTTCATCGGCAAGGACGGCCGGAAGACGCTCAGCGGCCCAACGCTGGCCTGCATCATCGACATTTCGTACCTGTGCTGGCAGCGCGGCAAGGACTTCCGACTGCTGAAGGAATCCCAGATCGAGGCCGGCCGCATCCGCTTCAAACCGACGAAGACGGAGCGCAGCAGCGGCCTGGCGGTAGACATCGTGATCACGCCGGCTATCCAGGAAGTGATCGACCGCGCGCGCGCCATCAAGCGCGAGCATGGCATGGTGTGCGGCTACCTGTTCCCGAAGCTGGCCGGCAAGCACAAGGGAGAGGCGTACAGCAAGACCGGCTTGTTCTCGATGTGGGATAGGGCCAGGGAACGCGCCGGCATCACTGACGACGTGCAGTTCAAGGACTTGCGCGCCCTGGGCGCCACGGACGCGGCAAAGGCCGGCCAGAGCAAACAGGCGATCCAGAACCGCTTGGTGCATACGGAGGGGAGCACAACCGAGATCTACATCAAGGAAGCGGTGCCGGTTGTGTCGGAAATTGACGTCAAACTGCCCTGGTCGACGCGATAATATTCGGCGGAAAGCGGCCGGTTTCCCGGGCTAAACTCAGCAGTTCCAAGATACTGTATATTATCGCCTCAGAAGCAAATGGACTGTACCTAAGGGCTATAACGTCTTCTGCGTTCCCGAATGGGGTGCAGGGGGTCGGAAGTTCGAATCTTCTCGCCCCGACCAACAAAATCAATGACTTAGGCCAACCACTACGGTTGGCCTTTTTCATTTGCGCCCCAGCATGGGCGCGCTTCAATCGCCACCTCGAGCGTGGTGCAGTCAAGGCACGAGGACACGCCGCAAAACTTCATCGATCATTACGTTTGCCTGTAGCGGCGACAGCTCCCCACCTGGACAAGTCGCTGGCGACACTCGCATGCCGGGTGATGTGTCAGGGGCCGGCTGGTCACTGACATCGCTTGAAACGGTCACGCGGGTTCTGGCAAAACGTGCGCTTGGGATGATTCTGCTTGCGTAAGCTATAGCGCGGCGACGTTCACGAGGAGGGAAGTCACTATGCTGAAAAAAGCTATCTGCGCCGGCGCGATGGCGGCGATCTGCGATCTCGCATGTGCGGCACCAACGAGCCATTGGGAATTTTCCTGGACTGGCTTCTTCGATACAACGACTTCCCGGTATATTGATGCCACCGTCAAGGGATCATTCGATGCTGAGGACTTTGACGGCAATGGCGTTATCGATGTCAATGAGCTGACTGGCTTGAATCTTGAAGGGCGTGACGTTTTGGGGTGCGTGTCGCAACCTCCCGTGACTTGCGGTGTATCCGGGTTTTCGTACTCGCCAGGTGGCACACTTCACATTCAAGCAAATCACGTCAACTACTGGGACGATAACGGCGGCACGGACTGGAGTTGGAACGAGATTGCTTTGGACACGGCAGGCGGGTATTACGCAATGATTACGCGCGCGCAACAGTGGTACGAAGAGCGCGACTGGATGTTCACGCCCGAAACGAAGTTCTCCATTTCCCCGGTTCCAGAGGCCCAAACGTATCTGATGATGTTGGCCGGCATTTTCCTGCTCGGTGCGATCCGGCTGGTGCCAGCGCGGTGATGATGGCTCAGAAGCGGAAGGCACATCAATCTGGCCGGCCAAAGACGCCCTCGCTCCACCGAACGGAGACGTCTGGCTAATTCGTGTCAGCTCGCCGGATTACGCGCCGTAACGATCCACGCCGCCCCGCCGATCATCACCGACCGTTTCACGGCACAGCCCGAGAAAACGGCACGAACCGCAGCCGCGGCTTGGGCGCGGATGTCGCCGGACTGATCAGCAAGCGCGCGCGACAGTGGGCCGACCTCGAGCGCCATCTTCACCGCGTCGTCGAGCGCAGCGTCCCGCGTCGCGCCTTCGCCCAACGGGACGGTAGTATCGAAGGGCGCGAACGCGATATCGGTGAAGCCGGCCGCCGCCAGGATGCGCGCCACCCGCTCACGATCGCCAAACG